TAACTTTTGATCAGGCTCGAGTACAGGTTTTACACGAAGGTAAAGACGGTAAAGATTTGTACATGAAGGGTATCTGTATTCAAGGTGGCATTAAGAATGCCAATCAAAGAGTTTATCCTGTTAATGAAATCCAGAAAGCAGTGAAAACACTCAATGATCAGATCACATCAGGTTATTCTGTTCTAGGAGAAGTGGATCATCCAGACGATTTAAAAATTAATTTGGACCGTGTCTCACACATGATCACAGAAATGTGGATGGACGGTCCAAATGGATACGGCAAAATGAAGATTTTGCCAACACCTATGGGTCAACTTGTTTCAACTATGTTGGAATCGGGTGTGAAACTGGGCGTCAGCTCACGAGGAAGTGGAAACATTTCTGAGTACGGCGGCGGCGAAGTTTCAGACTTTGAGATCATCACAGTGGATATAGTGGCCCAACCTTCAGCACCGGGTGCTTACCCAACTGCGATTTACGAACATTTGTTGAACACAAAGGGCGGAAATAGAGCATTGGGATTGGCGGCTGAAGTTAGAAATGACAAGAAAGCACAAAAAGCCCTCTCAGAGGCACTAACCAACATAATCAAAGGACTAAAATAACATGTTCGACGCAATCACAAAACTAGTTGAGTCTGGCGTAATCGGTGAAGACACTAAACGGTCTATCGAGGAAGCGTGGGAATCAAAAGTTAAGGAAAACAGAGAAACAGTAGCGGCTGAACTTCGAGAAGAATTTGCTAAACGATACGAGCACGACAAGGGAAACATGGTCGAGGCTATCGACAAAATGATGACCGACAAGTTGTCTGAAGAAATCAGCAAGTTCGTTGAAGACAGAAAAGCACTTGCACAGGAAAAGATCTCTTACAAAGAATCAGTAGGAGCTCATTCAGCAAAATTGGAAGAGTTTGTATTAAGCAAACTTACCAATGAAGTAAAAGAACTACACGATGACAGAAAATCTGTGTCTGAAAACTTTGCTAAACTTGAAGAGTTCGTGGTAAACGCACTTGCCAAGGAGATCAAAGAATTCAACGAAGACAAGAAATCTGTAATCGAGACCAAAGTAAAATTAGTGAAAGAAGCAAAAGCTCAATTGGCAAAATTGAAAGAGTCTTTCATTAAGAAATCAGCTCAGGTTGTTGAAACTGCTGTCACTAACAAATTGGGTGAAGAGATCGCTCAATTGAAAGAGGACATCACATCGGCCAGAGAAGTTTCTTTTGGTAAACAAATTTTCGAAGCGTTTGCTTCAGAGTATCAGGCTTCTTACCTAAATGAGAAGTCAGAGTCTGCTAAACTATTAAAGGTTGTAGATGAAACTACTTTGAAACTGAAAGACGCTGAGAAATCCATCGAAGAGGCAAAAACGGTGATTGAATCCAAAGAGCGAGAAATTGCTAAAGTCAAGGATTTGATGGAACGCAAGGCGACGATGGCTGAGTTGCTCAAACCTTTGAGCAAAGACAAGGCAGACGTGATGAGCCAGTTACTGGAATCAACAGAAACAGGCAAATTGAAATCTGCTTACGACAAGTATCTTCAAGCAGTGATGGAAGACGCTCCTGTGTCAAAAGCAAAGAAAATTATTTCTGAAGCTTCTGGCGACAAGGCAGGTGCTCCTAGATCAGAGCGAGACGATGCAGAATTAAGCAGTATCCGTGTGTTAGCGGGTGTTGCTAAACCAAACAACTAAACGTAAAGGAAAAGATACAAATGAGTGAATTATTTGAATCAAAATGGGTTGAAACTAAATCAGCTCTAACTGAAGGTTTAGCGGGTAACAAGAAAAAGACTATGGATATCGTTTTGGAAAACACAAAAAGATATTTGTCAGAGTCTGCAACTGCTGGTGCTACATCTGCAGGTAACGTTGCTACGTTAAACAGAGTGATCCTTCCAGTAATCAGACGGGTTATGCCGACTGTTATCGCTAACGAAATCGTTGGTGTACAGCCGATGACCGGTCCTGTTGGACAGATCCACACATTAAGAATCAGATATGCTGACTCTTCAAGCGGAACTACTACTACAACTGCTGGTGAAGAAGCATTATCTCCATTCAAGATTGCGGAAGCATATTCTGGAGACAACAGTTCAACTAAAGCGGCGGCTACTGCGGCATTAGAAGGAACTGCTGGAAAAAGATTAAGCATCCAAATCTTAAAACAAGCGGTTGAAGCTAAATCAAGAAAACTATCTGCAAGATGGACTTTTGAAGCGGCTCAAGACGCTCAAGCACAACAAGGTATCGATGTTGAAGCAGAAATCATGGCGGCATTAGCTCAAGAGATCACTGCTGAGATCGACCAAGAGATCATCGGTTCATTACAAACATTAGCAACATCTAATGGTAACAATGAAACTTATGACCAGTCTGCTGTGTCAGGAACTGCAACTTTCGTGGGTGATGAACACGCGGCACTTGCTATCTTGATCAACAGAGTTGCTAACGTTATCGCTCAGAGAACAAGAAGAGGCGCAGGTAACTACGCTGTTGTTTCTCCACA